CCGATCAGCTCGCGCCGGGCGAACCGTAGGCGCCGAGCGGGTCCGAGACGCCGAAGCTGTAGCGCTCTCTCGCCTTGTACCTAGGTTCCCAGTGTCGAAGTCCGCATCCATACCCGTTTGCATCGGGGTACGAACGAAGTGCTTCAGACCGTTGGGCACGTCGGTCAAAAGGAACCAAGCGTTGGTGTCGGTCAGGTAGTGGTTGATCGTGAACCCTTCAGGAATCGAGTTCATCGACTTCAGCGCGTTGACGTCGTTGTCAGCGGTCGCCACACGGAGTTCAGTCTCCAAGAGGCGGGTTGCAACGAACTGCAACGCTGGAGGAACCACCAGCTTACGCGGCTTGGCAGCGATCAGCAGACCACGTTCATCGGTCCACGCAGCGATCTGGATAACGGCGGCTTCCAAAGAAGTCTCGTTCAGATCGGCAGCGGTTGACGCGCGGTTGCTGTTGGTGCCACCAGAGACCAGCGGGTGCGCGGTCGAGAACAGAGACTGGCCGTCGCCGTAGGTCACGGCGGAGCTAAAGCCTTGGTTCAGGATCGCAGCCGCTTTGACCTGCTTGGTATACGCCATTGCGCGAGCAAGCGCTTTGGTGTACCGCGACGACAGAGTCGTACAGGTTGTCTTCCATCGCCTCTTCGGTGATGGAGAAGCCCATAGCGATCGTCTCGTGGTTGTACCGAGCAGTCCAAGCCTCTTGCGCGTTGTCGTACGCCAGAGCAGAGCCCTCGTTCTTGACCGGAGCGGCGCTGAAGCCGGAGAGCTTGGTCTCCTCTTCAAACGAACGCTCGGAGGTCTCGGTCTCGAAGAGCTCTTTGTGTTCTTCGCCGTACCGCTTGTACTCCAGACCGAACAGTGCATTAAGCCCGGGGAGGAGTTCTTTCAGTAGTTGTGCGCGTGAAATAGCCATGACTTAACTCCTTTAGGCCGTCGCGGTGGCAGCGTAATACTCGTGCTGGCCGAAGTTGAGCTTAACCAACAGCTCGGGATACTGGGTAAACACCAACGTTGCGCTAGAAGCAAACGCCACCAAAGGCGCTTGATTCAGAACAAACGAGGTGGCACCAGCAGCGGCGGCGGTATCTACAAACGAACCGGACGGGATGTACTGCCCGTTTGCAGCAAGACTGCCAACATCCGTACCTACGGGCAGTGCAAAAGGCAGAGCCGAGCAAGTAACGGTGGCGGTCGAAATGCTGGTGTACGTTGCAGTACCAAGCGACACAGCGGTCTCAGGCACAACACCCAGAACACGAATTGGAAGCGCATCCGTGGTTGCGGGGGTGTCCGTCGGTGCCAGCAGTGCGTTCAACGAGTTGCCAGTATTTGAATTGCCGGTGTTGTTGATACACGCAAGGTTCTGCCCGATCATGGCGCGAGCGCCAGAAGCAATAGCGGTAGTGGCCGAGCAAACCGCAGCTTGGAACACCGTATCCGGGTCGTCGCAAACATAAGCAACGCAATCACCAGCGGCAGTACTAGCCACCCAGTTCTGCGAGAACTGCTTCTGTTTAGTCGTCGGATTGGTGTACGAACAACCGAGAAAGACACCAACAAGGGTGCCAACGGTGCCGGTCGAAACGCTAATCCGCTCAAGATTGCCGCGAACGAGCGCAACGAAGTCACCATAGAAAATGTCCGTGGCGTACGCGTAAGTAATGTTGTACATCCGCGTAGAACCGGCGAACACCTGCCCACCGATCAAATTGATCGGCTTTAGCCCGTAGGGCTTATCAACCGTGGGGTAAGCCATTAAGACTCCTGAATTATTGACCGCGCCCGAAGGTCACCTTGGACTTACGCTCAGCAAAGAGCGGCATCCGAGGATCGTTCTGACGCATAAAGTTTTGATCAACCGACTGGATTTGAGCTTCGTTCTGGTCTTGGTAGTGCGCAGTACGATCCTCAACCATTTCGATCGGGGCTTTGCAAAGCATCAGCCCACCAATCACGATGTTGTCCTTGAAGCGCGCGTCTTCGACGTTCACAACATGGACCTCAGGATGGTCGACTGCTTTGACGGGTTCCCAACCCTCTCGAAGTTTGAGAGAAACATTCATGGGATCAGCCTGCCCACGCGTGCTGATACGAACCCAATGAAACGTGTAGCCGGGCTCCGGATTCGGATTTGGCAACACATCGGGACGATTCCACGCACGCTTGCGAGCGGTGCGTTCACGGGTCTCAAGTTCACGGTTAGCGCGGTTTTCAGCCATTTTGTTGTTTCCTCATGTCTTCAGCAACCTGTCGGGCGTATTGCTCAGGCGTAAGCCCAAGCCGTTTTGCGAGTGCGACTGCGGATGCAGTAAGCACGATTTTTCGAGGAGCGGTGCTGCGGGATGCGGGTGCAACCACAGACGCTTTGCGCTGCTTTTCAGCAGGGGGTGGGGGAGGTTCAGAGTCTGTCTCATCAGCGTCAAACGCCTCTGGGAAGACCTGTCGCATACGAGTGTTGATACGCTCGTAGTAGGCATCGCTTTGAGGGTCTACACCCTCGCGGACCAACTTCTGGTGCAGCCCCAACGCAAGAGCGGTCATCTCGTCATCGGATCCAAACCAAGAATTGGCCTGTTGCCAAGCCGCAGCCTTGGTATCTACCGG